AGTTATTCCAACTCCTTTAAGATAGGTTGTATCTCCAATCCTATAAGCAAAGGTTTGGACAACTCTCAAAATTCCACCCAGTCCGCATGCAGCTGTCATTGTATCAGGATAAACAGTTGCAAGAACAGGCGTAATAGCCGTATTCTCAAAACTCCTCTTGATACAGTCAAGAGCGTTCTTGAGGTTTTGATGTCCCAAATATTGTGAACTTATCCAACTTCTAATCATTTTAGTTTACCGTGTTTGACCGTGGCCCCCCTAAACTGGTGGAGTGTACCATCCGGCCATTATTCTTAATCGACTTTTATGTCCCAGTTTTGACAGGATTAAGAATTTTTTTATTGTGGGGACATTTTCCATAAAGTCCTTTAGCAATATTACAATTGAAACAAAGGACTTGATATTCTGAAGGATATTTGTTTCTTTTCAACCAATAGTAGAAATTATATCCACTTTTTTTAAGTTCCTTTCTATGTTTCGCACCATTATTGTTTATATGGTCTATCGTTAAAAACTTTATTTCTTTTTCCCCACAACACGCACATTTTGGGTTTTCTCCCCCATAATGTTTAAGAGTTTTAACTTTTATATTCCAATGTGACCTTCTTTTTTGTTCTTTATACTTTTTAGGATTATTCTTAATCCATTTTTCTTTTATCTCTTTCATTTTTTGGAGATTGTTTTCCTTCCATTTTTTCCGTGATTTTTCTGTCCACATAAGAATAATAAAGAAATTTAAGCTAACGCTTCCTTCGTTTTCTCATCGCGGTTCTCAAGAGATTGGCTTCTTACTTCCAATTCAATATTAAACCGCTCTGCCACCATTTCAGCCACTTGTTCTGGCACCTGAACCATTTGTCCTTTCGGAACTGTAAACCTATACCCGTTAATAGTAAAAGGTTGTTCAGCTCCTTTCTTTTCCCCTTTTTCAAGAGGAATAAGAATACTGACTTTTGGCTGGGCGTCTAACCAAGCTTTTTGCTGTTCGGCCCCCGTTCTCAACTGTTCTTGAACAGTTTGATTGGATGTTGGAACAGCTTCCGGCTTTACTGGTTCTGAAGGAACCACTATTGTTTCATCTTCATATTTAATATCTTTTATCTTTTTTGGCATGATTTAATCAAGAAGATTTAACTTCTATTAAATCGCTGACACGCTCTCCAATCTCAACATTGCGTCATCATTCAAGATTTTAGCCACGAATGTAGCTTTCCATCCTGAAGTGGTTCTCTGATCCAAAGGATCAGCTGAACCGGCTGAACCCAATGGCTTTACAATGTTTTTCATAGCTTCGCCTGAAATCCTTGTAATACCATAAGCGTTCTGGCCGAGAATCAGTGTCCCTTGAACAGTCAGCGATGTTGAGCCGGGACCGTTAGTTATATCCCAAGTCTTTGCTTCGCTTGTCTGGATAAATCTAACATCATCAACCGCACCTACCTCACCTTCTATAACATCTGCTTGGCTCGGATACGATTGCACCGGAACCCATCCTGTCAAACCTTTAAGGTCATATGTGGTTTTCGAACTGCAAATTCCGATATAAGCAGCATTTATTGGAGTAGTGTTGTAATTCTGATTCGGATTGACAATTGTCTTGATTTTCTTAGCGTTATTTCCCGAAAGAGTAGCAACAGCTTGTCTAATCGCAGCGTTCGTCGGCTGTGAAGAAGCAAGTAACTGCAACCTTGCTGATCGGTTATCTGCATATTGAACTGTCGTTCCTACGGTAATAACATCTCTGCAAAGCTGGTCTAATGTCAAAGCTGCTTGTTCACCGAGAACCTGTGCCGCTTCTGTTAAAACCGCATCAGGCGATTCGTAAGTTACCACATCAGTAACTATTACATAATCCATTTTGTTACTCCACTTTCGTGGGGAGAAGTCTCTTCGGACCCCTCTCTTATAGTTTCCTATAAGTTCAGACTGTCGATTCACCCTCTCGGGTGTGTTCTTGCTCAGTCGTTGCGGCTGCTCCACTGGCATTGAGCTTCTTTACTTTTTTGTAAAGCTCCTCACGCCATTGTATTTCTTTAATAGGAAGTGTTTTTACTTGCTTGTTTTGTTTCCACTTTTTTATAGTATTATGTCTTCTCTCTTGCATATAGCAATTACGACATAACCCATAACCTTGAATCTCTTTCTTCTCTTTGCATTTAAGACAAATTGTTTTCTTTTGCCTTTTCCATTTTCCTCTCTCACAAAACTTTATTATTAACAATGCTTGTGGTTTTTTTACTTTTAGATAAGGTAATAAGGTTTTTACTATTTTTAAAACCTTCTTCCTTCCTGAAGTTCCCCATCTATACATTGTCTTCCTATTAAGAACGCATTCTTTATGTATTTTCCCTCCGAATGTCTTTGAAATAAGTTTCATCACTTTTTCATCAGACATTCCGATTGCTATTGCTGGAGAATATCTTATGTTGGTATAACTTTTAATGTTTTTACCAGCATTTATCCTTATTGTTCCTTCTCCATCAAATAATCCAGCTAAATACGAATAAAGAATCGCTTGCCTCTGATTATCTTTTATTGCTTTCATAATGTTTGTAATAGTTAGTATATTATATACTACTAATACTATCACAATTACATTATTTAAGCAACAGTCAGACCTCCCAGTAAATTAAAGAACATTTTTATACGGCTGATTATATCTCGACCGTATTGGCTAACATCTGCGGTAATATCCGTTATGGACAATTGGCTACCAACAGGAGTTATACCCTCCGTCAATGCGGTTGTTGCCGCTGATAGAGAACTATATCTTCTGAACTTGATAGTGTCTGTCCCGGATTTTCTCGGAATATCCCTTATCTGGCCGAATCTGGTATAGACCAATAAAGGAAGAAGCCTCTCTAACAAAGTGCGATCATAGTAATTATTCACTTCTTGATCGATTTGTGTTCTTGTTGTTGTGGGCATTCTTTTGTACCGTGTTGTTTTAACTTTCGACTTTTATTCTTCTCCTCGGAGGACTCTTTGCTGTTCCTCCTCAAATTCTTCTTTGGACATATCCCAGACACTTTTCTTTTTGCCCGGGCTAGACCGTTTGCTTGAACCTATGGACTTGGTTTTTTCAGCCTCCTCATCCGCTTTGCGTTTGAGATCGGCTCTTTCGTTTGCTTCATCATCGATATTCTGACCGACTATTCCTGAAGCAATAAACCCGATTGGTATGTTTGAGTAAGCAGGATCATTCAAATGTTTCCTGATTACTTTTTCATACTTTCTATAATCCGGGTTTTCGGATAAAAACTCATTAAGCATTAACTCAGATTTTACCTCCTTGTCTTTTTGACTAACCAATTCCTCTACCTCGCGCCGGGTAACCGGCTTGTTTTCTTCGTCTTCCAAGTCGTCTTCCAAATCATCTAACTTTCCTTCTTCTCTCTTTTTTTTCCATTGGCGGAATTCATACCCTAACTTCTTATCTTCCGGTGTTTGATCGGGAAAACGCTTCTTTGGTTCTATATCCGGCACCTTGTCCGGTTCTTTTTTTTCTTCCTCTTCGGAAGGTTTTTCTTCTTCCTCTTTAGATTCCTCAGATTCTTTTTCTTCGGCTTCTTTAGATTTAGAAGTGTCTAAGGTTTTCTCCTCGTTTTCTTCTGGCATTGTTTCTTATTTGCCGGAATCAATATAGAAGTTTTTAATGAAGAATGCCGAGACATCATCAATCTTCTAAATTAACCGGTCAAATAGGTTTAAGGTTTATTCGACCTTTTTTCTAAGCCCTTTATGGACTCGGAAGTTCCACTCAAGTAATCGACACGGTAAATCAACCCCTGAGTGAAACTTCCCAATCTATTACCGCTTGGACTTTTTTGATTCTCTTATTTCATCCATATTCTTAAAGTATGGATCTGAATCTATAAACACATCGTCTTGCTTTGTTGAGAGCGCCTCTATTAATTTCTCGGGAAGCTGACTTAATATTATCCAGTACACTCTTATTCTTTTTTTCTCTCTTTCTTCGCCTTCCTTCCATTCCTTCGCAGAATCCAATATCTCCTCACTGATTTCTTCAATGTCTTGTTTTATAAGTTTTTCTACCAAGAATATCCAATCTGGATTATCTTTTAATGACCTAAAATGTTCAATTGCCTCATTCCTTAAAGATTCTGTGCTAAAAGTTTTTCCTAAGTTCATACTGATGCTGCCTGAAATGCTTCAGGCATTGCTCCCTTCGCCTTGCCGGATTGTCCTCCAGTTAACGCTGGTTGCGCTTCTGGTGTCCCTACTTGTCCCGGCTGGGCCTGAGGTACTTGTATTTCCGGCCTTTGTTGTACTTGCCCGATAACATCTTGATACTTCCTCAACAAATACATCGCTCTTTTGTGAAGGTCTATATGGCTATCCCTTATTTTGCTTTCGTTCAATTTCATATGATAAATAATATGCTGATTATGATCCTGCATAATTTCCACCCTTGCCTGTTTTCCTTTATCAATCAATTCATTTTCCATTTCGGCTTCCATTTCATCTAATGTCATAGGGAAAAGTATTTTGATTTGCTGTTTCTTCAATCCATTTAATCTGGCCAATTCTTTATCCGCATACCTTCTGTTCGCATCGGGATTATTGATGATTATCCCATAGTATTGCGTAAATTCATTTCTTGACCTCAGCCTTTTAGCTTCAGATACCACCTTGCTCTCAATAATAATATCCGGGTCTGCCCTGCCTACTAAATCATCTTTCTTGAACTTTCTTACTTCCGGTCCCCAGACACCGGTTATCCTTACTATCTTTTTATCTATTTTCTCATGAAAATGGTCTTTATATCCTTGATACCACTTCTGCCAAAACTCCGCTTCAGACCAGCCAAATACTTTGGCTGCTAATGAATATCTTGTATCCACCTTCGCTGATACTAATTCCAATTCTCCAAGAGTCCTGGCTTGTTTTGATACTATACCTTGCTGTATCTCTGGAGTTGCCAATGCTCTCTGGGCCGATTGATCAAGTAAATCCATAATCCAGCTTACTTGCTGATGGACTACCGGCTTATTCATCGGCTGAACTGCCTCCTGAACCGAACCATCTCCTGATACTCTGACAAACTTATTAAATCCAAATTTCAAGTCAGCCCGGTTCTTTATTCTGTCTTCGTTGAAAAGATACATCGGTTCAACATCGGCTTTTGCTGACATCAATCCTAAATTTTGAAGTATCGCTCTTGCTCTCTGTTTATCCTCAATCAAATCCGGTATCGATACTCCGTCCCAATCATGCGCTATAGGGAATAGCTTTCTGTTTATTGCCGGCCACCTGTCGTTTTTCATCGGAGTAACCCTTATAATCTTTGTCTGGCTGTTCGCAAGTGTTACGAGATATTTTTTACCATTAAGGTGCGTGTACCAATCGAGCAGATAATATTCAGCATTTCCAGACAACTCATCTTCCTTGTCATTAACCTCAGATAATCCCTGCGCTACCCTTCTTTTTTCTTTGGCCTTTTTAAGCAAGGACTTTAATTCTTTGCCGGTTTTTAATTCATCTAAGTCAAAGTATTCTTTATTTGATTCCAGTTCGTATTTTGTAGCGGCCACCTCTCTCCCCCAAAACCTACAAGCATTGTTTCCTTTCGCGTCTCCATTAAAAGAAACTGCCCGGGGATCTCGCAATACGGTGCAAGGATCCATTACTTCTGGTTTGGGACACATTTTCTTCCTGTCAAATTCCTGTTCTAACAGTAATCCATTTCCAAAAAATCCGGCATCCCAATCCCATTCAAAATCTACCAGAGCTTTTTGCATTTCGTCATAATCGTATTCTGCGGTTATCGAAAGGTTTTCAGCTGTTTCTTCATCTCCTACCTCTCTTGGCGCAAATCCAACATTCAACCTATCATCGTACAATGATGCCAGTAATGTCTGAAACACCGTAAAAAGCAAAGGATCACCGATTTTATCCTTATCTCTCTTTTGGTTGTTATAGACTGTCATTCTTACCAGCCACTCTTCTATCTTTGGTCGGATAAATTGATAACAAGTTTCGTATTCTTTTTGTATCTGGCCTACAATCTCTTCTTCCCCTATCTCTTCTACGATATCAGGCATTTTAAATTCTTCTTCTTGTATTTCTTTTTCTTCTTTAGGCATATTTTTTACCCTTCATAGATTTTAATTTATCTCGAAGTTTCTTTGGCTTAGAACCGTATTTTTTAGTCCACTTTTTTGCTATCTTCGGTTCATTCATCCAGAGATAACGCCTTTGTTTTTCTGAACGAAATGGCATAAAAAAAGAAGCAAAAACAGAGTTTTGCTTCATTTTTATTTTAATATTACTTTATTCTACAATTTATTCCAAAGGTTTGTCAAGACAAAGGATAATTATAAATCATATTCTTGATTTCTCGCATCTCACTATAGAATCTTTTATACGGATGTTCTTGAATCGGCACTGTAAAATAATCATTTATTATCGAACCCATTTTCGGATCTTCCTCAAAACAAAACCGGAGTCTCTTTTTATCCATTGGTTCAATTCTTTTTATTTTCCCTCCGTTCATTTTCAATATCACAGCTAAACAAAGATCGGATGTCGTATATTCTTTTTCAATTTTTATTGTTTCCTTTTGATTCATTTTTCTTCAATTCTTTTTCTTTTAATAAAGATTCTACAGTCGTTTCTGCCGCTTTCCTTAAGAAGTGAATCATACTGTTCAACTCTTGGTTAGTCACTAATTCTTTCCAAAACAATCTATGCAATTGATTCCATTTCAGTTTATTTTCAATGAAAGTTCCATAGAACTTATCTTCAAACACTAACAAATATTCATATGTCCATTTATCTGTCTGGCGGATAAGAATCGGACATCCCTTGTAAGAAACCTGTTTAAATACTTTTATCATCTCAATTTTTTAATTGTTCTTAGCATAATTATTCCAACGAATATCCAATAGAGACAAGAAAGGAAACTAATCAAATCATAATCATCGAGAACTCCAATTATTCCAATCGATCCGATAACGATATTAATTATACCTACTACTTTCAATAATGTTTTCATAATCTATACGGGTCATCATCCGATAATTTAGATCCCTCTGGCAAAGGTTCTGAATCGAAGGGACGACGAGCCAGTTGTAATTGATAAGCCGTTGCGTCCAAGACATCATCAGTCATTCCTTTTGGAAAAGTAAACATCTCTTCTTCAAGAGCATAGCACTCTCCCTTAATATGGAATATCGACCTGCTGGCGTATCTTGGAATCAAACTTCTAATTCTTATTTCTTTTGCTGTTGATTTGTGGCTTAAAGGAACTATCGGCAGAAATTTATTTCTCTTTCTCATCTGATCATCAATGTAAGGTTTTAGCCCGTCGTAATAAGCAGTCTTCTCAATTCCTATTTTTTCATAGTTTCTCTGACCATGCAAGAAGAATAATTTTTCCACTAAGTCATTCGGGTTTAATCTTTCACGCCATGCTTTCAGATTCCAGAAGTTTTCTTTGTCTACCGCATTATCACAGAAACCCGTATAGTCTGCCGATTCTTTTTCGCTTATTGCTGTATCTATCGTTAGATATTTTCTCGTATCCATCATATGAACTTCCCGGATATCTCTGTATTCTACCCATTCTTTTTTAAACTCTTGTCCTTCAGTCAAAACAGGAGATTGCTGATATAATGATTGCCATTCATACGGGCCAATTGTCTTTTTAATATTTTTAAGGGTTTTTAAATCGAATCTCTGAGGCCATAACGCTTCCCCTTTCTTCCTGTAATCTTCATCTTCTTCTGCTATGGCCGGGAACGATATTAAATACCATTCTTCACCGCCTTCCTGTTCTTGTTTTAAAACTCTTCCTATTAAATCATCAAGGTGCCATCTGGTTGCGATTATAATTATAGCCCCGTCCTTTTCCAACCTTGTATATGCTGTCGAAATATACCAATTCCAAACCTTTTCTCTTATAACAGCTGAATTTGCTTCTTCTCTGTTTTTAAAAGGGTCATCAATTATTAACTTATCCGCTCCCCTTCCTGTTATCGGTCCCCCTACTCCGGTTGAGATATATGTCCCTCCCTGCTTTGTCCTCCACTTACCTCTTGCCTGCTCATCTTCTTTCAATCGGATGTTAAATATATCCTGATAAGATTCACTATTGATTAAGTCTCTTGTCTTGGCGCCGAAATCCTGAGCTAAGTCTGCTGCATAACAAGCTGCTATTATTTCTTTGTCCGGATTCCTGCCTATATACCAAGCCGGGAAGTTAATTGAAGCCAATTGGGATTTCCCGTGTCTTGGAGGCATCTGTATCATTAACCTTTTAATCTTTCCTTGCTCTACTAACTCTAATCCTTTTGCTATTTCTTCATGATGCCATGATGGTTTATAATTTCTATTGGTTATTATAGAGAAATCAATCAAGCTATACCTTCCGGCCTGGACTATCTTTTTTTGATCGTCTAAGGATAATTTCATCTACTTGTTCCTTGGTTAATATATTTTTAACATTCTCGGTTGGTTTACCAGATAATAACTGAACATTTTTCGTTAATATATCCAAACTTCGCACTGCTGCCTCATATTGGAGTTTATTTAACTTCTTCTTCTTTATAGCGTTAAGAAGTCGTTGGCTTTCTTTTTCTAACTGATTGACAAAAGGTTTAATTTCTTTTTGGTAAGACTTAGTAGAAGTAATAAGTTTTGGCTTTTTCGTAGTTGAATCAGCATACCCGCGTTTTTTAGCAATTTTACCCAAAATTACTTTTTTACCTTGTCGGATATTTTCGGATACATCTCTCGC